AAAATATTTATGAGTGTTAATCTCATAAGTTCTTCTAAATTTTGTTTTTGTAGCTGTTTATTCATCATCTTCAGTTTCTTGTATTAATTCACCTTGATCATAACCTTGCTTAATTAATTCTGCAATATGTTCAAGATCAACATCATTTGGTTTATAGTTTGGATAATCATCTATTGTTAGTTTCCACCAACTTGTTTTCATATCACACCCCCTTTTTTATTTGTAATTGATGAACACATTCACCATATTTGTCAAATAAATATTCATTAGCTTGACAATGTTCTTCAATATCTGTTTCTTCCCAATCACTAGGATAATCTAATTTTTTAATTACATTACCCTTTTCATCTTCATCTTCATAATCAAATGGTAATTCATCAAGCCAAATTTTAACACTAATTTTACTATCATCACTCAAGTCTTGATAGTCATAAGCATTTATTTTTATTGTTTTCATTTTATTTTTCCCTTTCTTGTAGTTGTTTATTCATTTATTCCTAATACTTTTTCAATACGATCTAATTTTTTTAATCTTTTAGATACATATTTCATATCTCTGATACAAGCATTGACATCAGCATCATCATCATAAGACACTCTTTCAAAATGTTCTTGTAAATACATATCAAAATTATTTAAGTCTGAATGTATATTATTTATATTGTATGCTTTCATTTTATTTTTCCTTTCTATTTGCTTCATCAATTATATCATCTGGCAAAGGTACTATATCATAATCATAATGTATGGCTAAACTGTGTTCATTTAGATCCACTTCCTTTTTTATTTTTGCCAAATAATCATTGAAGTCTTTTATTGTTTTATTTAGTTTATTATAACTACTATCATCATCTTCATCTTTATATTTATTTGCTTTAAAAAAAATATCATCAAGTTGTTTATATTTATCTACTTTTGGCATTTATTCCTCGCTTTCTTTTTCTTCTATTTCTAAATACTTATTAAAGATTTTATGAAGTTGATTATAATCTTTATTATCCATAGGACTATCAACTAACCAATCCAAAATATCAGCTAATTTAGTAGTCATTTTTTTTAGTGTCTTATCTGGGTTTATCATTTATTTCTCGCTTTCTGTTAGTTTATAAAGTTTCTTGCTACGTCTAATGCAAATAATAAAAAGCAACCAAACGCAAGAATTAACCCTGTTGATTGATAATTAGGATCTGTTGCGAGTACCATACCCACAACAGAACACAAAATTAGTAAAACCCATTTTGTAACAATTAATATTCCATCCATTTTTATTCCCTTTCTATTTGTTTAAGTCTGTTAAGATATACTCACCAGATTTAATTTTTGCTTTGGTATCTTTTATAGTTTCACCTAGAAATATATTTCTATATTTGCCTGTTGTGTTGCTATAGTTCCAATATTTTTGATCAAGGTATATTTTAACTTGATCACTCTCATAATCTTTTTTTACAATCATTGAATTATAAGATTGAAAATACTCATTTTGTTTATCATCAGTAATAACAAATTGATTTGCTATTTTGTTTCCATTGTTGCTTGTTATATTTTCTACTTTCATTGTTTTAGTTTCCTTTCTGTTGTCTTATTCTATCTTTTATATTTGCTTTTAATAAACTTATGACTTCTTTTTTTGTGTAGTCCATAAAATTACGATTAAAACTATATTTGTCATCATCATGAATACAACTAACCATAAGCATATTATTAGCTTTTAATTCTAAAAATATGTCATAACCTTTGTATCTTACTGATTTGTATTCTTTTATTGTGTGATAAAACATTTGTTTCCTTTCAGTTAATTAAAATTAATAAATAAATATGGCTATAATTAGGCATTGTTTTTATCTTTTATAAAGCCAATAATGTTTCCCTCGCTATCGCAATCCCAACCTAATTTAGCTTGATTTTTAATTACATTAGGTAAGACTTCCTTATCGTATGCTTTAACAATATCATCATAATCTAATTTAGAATATTTTGGCATTTGTAAAACATATACTTGCTGATCATCATTAAGATAATCAAACCAATCTTGACCCACATCATTAATATTAATTGTCTTATCTTTAAAAACTTGATCGCTAAAATTATTAAAGAAATCAAAATTTTTACCGGGTACAAGATCTTGAATTGTAGCATATTTATTTTTTATCATTGTTTCCTTTGGTTAGTTGTTTATTTGTTTTTTACTTTTAAATATGCTTTGTCTAAAATCTTAATTAAAATATCAAAATTTTCATTTGATAAATCTTCTAGATCTTTTACATATTTTTTTAACAGATCATCTTTTTTCATTGATAATATAACTTTTTTTTTTAGCTCTTTATTTGTCATTGTTTCCTTTGGTTGATTTGTTTTTTTTAACATAGCTAATGATTTTCATACAATTATGACATGATTAAGGCAGATACAAAAAAGATATATTATTTATTATGTGTGATATTATTGCAACAGGTGTTGTATATTTACAGTTTATAATTGTTCTAATATATAATTGGTCATTTAATAATTTGGTCCTTTAATAATTTGGTATCCATACATAAACATATCTTGTTTTTTTTCTCACGTCAAAACAAACGACAGTATTACTGACCTATCTAATAATAATTATTAATTAAATTTAATTAGGTTTGATAATCTTTTATTATCACTAATCTAATTAAGATATATATTGCCTACAATAATCTAGTTTTTTGATTTTTAAAAAAGGCATATACCCAAAATTTTACCCGCAGTTTTCTTTCTATATATAGACCGGACTTGAGGACACCCTTACAGCCACCCACCTCTTTATACACAAACACTTTTCTGTTTTATTTTTTTTAAAAATGCACTAGATGTAGTATATGGATTACTTTACTGCAGACGATTTAGATTCAGTTGCTTATATTGAAGAAGGTACAAACAACGTAATTATTAAGTTTTATGGCTTTCCCAATAAAATAGCAGCCGATCTATTTATCAGCTATGCTATGCTCAATATGGGTTTTGATTACCAACCTGTATCTGGTATGAAGTCAGACATGATACACTAAATATGCTTTTCTACGAAAAGAAATAAATATGGATATTAAAATACCCTATACACCAAGAAAGCATCAAGCTCATTTACATAGAGAAATAGATAAACACAGATGGAACGTATTAGTATGCCATAGAAGATTCGGTAAAACAGTTTGCATGATCAACCACCTAATTAGGTCAGCATTGCTGTCCCAAAATAAAAACCCTAGATATGCCTATATTGCACCCACCTTCAAACAAGCAAAGTCTATCGCATGGGATTACATGAAACAGTTTACCGCCAAGATACCCCACACCAAGTTTAACGAAACAGAACTGCGTGTAGACTTACCTAATGGTTCTCGTATCACCTTGCTAGGCTCAGAATCCCCAGATGGGTTAAGAGGTATATATTTAGATGGTTGCGTGATTGATGAGTACGCAAACGTAAACAGTAAGTTGTTTCCAGAAATAATTAGACCAGCATTATCTGATCGTAAAGGTTACTGTGTATTTATAGGTACACCAATGGGAATGAACAACAACTTTTATGAATTGTACCAACACGCACAAGGTGCGGAAGATTGGTTTAACTACAAAGCTAAAGCATCAGACACAAAGATTGTAGACAATGATGAGTTGGTCAAGGCAAAAGAAGTTATGGGAGAAAAAAAATACCAGCAAGAGTTTGAGTGTGATTGGATAGCCAATATCGAGGGAGCAGTATATGGAGATGTTATAGCAAAACTAGATGATGATAAACAGCTTACAAGAGTTCCCTACGATCCTGCACTACC